GCAAGAAAGGAAGCAGAAAAAAATGGCAAAGATTGGGATAGTTTAAGTCAGGATATCAAAGACGACTACATTGCCAAAGAAATGAAAAAACGTGGGTACTCTAGAGGAGATTACATAGGACAAGGTTCATATAAATGGAATAAAACGTAATCAATTGTAACTTTGACCGAAATATTAAAATAGGTGTTTAATAGCATCTATTTTTTTGTTTATATGTTTATAATATGTAATTTTAAACAACCAAGGAGTTCACCATGTCATTAACATTTAACCCAGACCAAAAGAAGAAATTAGAGCACTTATTCAAAGAAGGCATTAGTATTATGTCGGAAGTAGAAGTACTTAACGAAGGATTAGCGGATACAATCAAAGCAGTTGCTGAAGAATTTGAAATTAAACCTACTGTGTTAAAGAAAGCAGTACGTGTTGCATATAAAGTAAACTTCCAACAAGCATCAGATGACTACGATGTACTAGAAACAATCCTAGAAACAGTGGGTCGCACTGATTAATGTCATACGTTGATGCAATATACGACCCACTTTCTGATATGGTGTGTGTTGCTGAACGAATAGATGGAAAACGAGTACTTTCTGAATTTAGACCTAAGTATGAGTTTTATTATGATGACCCATTAGGGAAATTTAAAAGCATTTATGGAAACCCTGTTAGTAGAGCACATGCTAGAAATAGACGTGGGTTTAGACAAGAACAAGGTGCGCACAAACATGTGCAATTATATGAAAGTGACATAAATGTAATCAATAAATGCTTAGAGGAAAATTACAAAAATAAAAACTCACCTAAATTGCATACAGTATTTTTCGATATTGAGACTGATTTCCATAAAGAAAAAGGATTTAGTCCGCCCGAAGACCCATTCAATAAAGTAACCGCAATATCGCTGTATTTGGATTGGGCTGAAAAACTAATATGTTTGGCTATCCCACCCGATGGATTGTCAGAAGATGATGCATTTGAAATCGCAAATAAATTTGAGAATACATTACTTTTCGATGATGAAGGTGAAATGTTCTCAGCATTCTTTGACTTGATTGAAGATGCAGATATTTTGAGTGGTTGGAATAGTGAGGGGTTTGATATACCGTACATGGTAAATCGAGTGACACGGATTTCCTCGATGGATGAGAATAAACGATTCTGTCTATGGGATAGAATACCAAAAACTAAAACATACGAGCGCTACGGTGCTGAAAAAGAAACATTCGCTCTTGTTGGTCGTATTCACTTAGACTACATGCAATTGTACCGAAAATACACATACCAAGAAATGCATTCGTATTCATTGGATGCAATTTCTGAGTATGAGTTGGGAGACAAGAAAATTGTGTACACGGGAACATTAGACCAATTATACAACGATGATTTTGAGAAGTTTATTGACTACTCGAGACAAGACACAATGCTATTGGCAAAAATGGATGAGAAGTTAAAGTTCATTGATTTAGCGAATGAAATCGCCCATTCAAATACCGTATCAATACCATCAACAATGGGGTCGGTTGGTATAACCGAGCAGGCAATTATCAACGAAGCGCATGAACGTGGTTTTGTCGTACCAGATAGAAAAAAGGAAGAAGAAAATAATACACAAGCAGCGGGAGCATATGTAGCATATCCAAAGAAAGGGATACACAAATGGATTGGGTCAGTTGATATCAATAGTTTGTACCCATCGGTAATTCGTGCGTTAAATATGGCACCAGAAACTATCATTGGGCAATTTAGATTGGACACAACTGATGCTTACATCAAAAGCAAAATGGTTGACCAAGTAAACAATGTAGGGAAAACATACAAAGGAAGTTCATTTGCAGGTGCGTGGGAAGGATTGTTCGGGTCAATGGAATACACTGCATTGATGGAAAAAACACCAAATATAAACATTACGGTGGATTGGGTCAATGCAGAATCAACTACCCACACCACGGAAGAATTGTACTCTATCATATTTGATAACAACAGCAATTGGGCTCTAAGTGCTAATGGCACCATTTTTTCAATGGAACGTGATGGAGTCATTCCTGGGTTACTAAAACGTTGGAACGCAGAACGCAAAGAAATGCAAGCCAAAAAGCGTGAGGCGACCACACCTGAAGATAAAGCATTTTGGGATAAGCGTCAGTTAGTTAAAAAGATTGGTCTTAACTCGTTGTACGGTGCGATTCTTAACAAGTATTGTAGATTCTTTGATAAACGCATTGGGCAGTCGACAACCCTAACAGGCAGAGCAATTGCGAAGCACATGGACGCTTATGTGAATGAGTGCTTGACGGGTGTGTATGACCACATAGGCGAATGCATTATATATGGTGACACAGATTCTGCTTACTTCAGTGCTTGGCCTGTTATGGAAGAAGCGGTAGCAAACGGTGCTAAGTGGGATAAGGATATTGCGACGGCATTATATGAGAAAATTGCCGACAAGTTAAATATCAGTTTTCCACTATACATGAAAGAGGCGCATAATGTACCAACGGATAAGGGTGATATCATTAAGTGTGGGCGAGAGATTACTGGTTTAAGTGGTCTGTTTATTAAAAAGAAACGCTATGCCATCATGGTGTATGACAACGAAGGCACCCGATATGATAGCGATGGTGGACTTGGGAAAGTAAAAGCAATGGGGTTAGACTTAAAGCGTAGTGATACCCCTGCAGTGATACAGGATTTCTTGAAGAATATCCTAGATGACCTACTTTCAAATAAAGACAAAGAATATATAATCGATGAAATTTCGAAGTTTAAAATGGAATTTAAGAATAAACCTAGTTGGGAAAAGGGAACTCCAAAACGTGTTAACAAGTTAACCAAGTATTCCAAAGTTATGTTGACTGAGGTAAAGGAAAAGGCAAAGGGCAATAAAGTTATAACTATCCCAGGACATGTTAGGGCTGCAGTTAATTGGAATAATCTCCGTATTATTAATGATGACAATCATAGTATGGAAATATCTGACGGCATGAAAACCGTTGTATGTAAATTGAAAGATAATCCATACGGGTTTAAAAGTATCGGTATACCAATCGACGAACACAACATCCCCAAGTGGTACACAGATTTACCATTTGACGATGCATTGATGGAAACCAATATGATTGATAATAAAATTGAAAACTTATTGGGAGTGTTGGATTGGGACTTGCTAAATAGAACCAATATTAATAGCACAATTAACGACCTTTTTGATTTTGAATGAACCTTTAAGTTATTTCGTAAAGTATAAAAATACATTAACTGATATACTCATTGATGATGTGAAGTTTCGGATGGATGAATCCATGTCAGTAGCAATTAATATTGCGAGTAAATCTGACGTTAGTGATTTTTATACACAAAAGTTAACAAAGCAACGAGAAAAAATATTATCTGAACTTGACAAATTTAATAGTGTCTTAGTTGACATGAAAAATAATGCAGACAAGTTCGTCAAAGAGCAGGAATCTTCATATTTGTCAAAAAGTTATCAAATGTATGAAGATGATGAAGTAGATAGTACAAAGTATATATTAGAACGAAGTTTATTCCAATCATTAATATACAAAGATGATATAAAAAAATACCTTATTAGTAGAATATTAAAACATAGTGATTGGAAACATGCGGGTATGTTTATTCGTCCAGAACATGGGACATACGTTGATGAAATGACTTCATCTGACCCACTATACATCGTTGATGAGCATATAAACTTGTTCTCACCAACCAAATTATTGTGGAATGAACAATATCAATCACGTGTACGTTATAAAATCATAGATGAATCCAAAAATAAAATATTCAAGGATTTTCCAATTCAACAAATAAATTTTATAGTTGCTCTGAATTTTTTTAATTACAGACCATTAGATGTAATTAAAACATATATGGCGGAATTATACGACCTGTTGAAACCAGGTGGTATAATTATTTTTACATATAATAATTGTAATTTAACATTGGCTGTACAGAATTTTGAAAAATCACTCTATTCTTATACCCCTGAATCCAGGTTAGTTCCACTGATAGAAATGATTGGATTTATTATCGTTGAATCATATAACGAACCGATATCCAATGTTAGTTGGTTAGAAATTATGAAGCCAGGAAACACATCATCAATTAAAGGTGGACAATGTATCGCCAAAATAAACGTTTAGGTAAAATAAACAACATATAACGTTATATTTAAAATATAATGTATGTTAAATTTTATCAATAGGAGAAATAAAATGAAAGACCATTTAATAGATTTAGTTAAACACACACATGACTTAGGTTCATTTGGACTTATCAAAATTACAGGAGATGATGCCATAACAAAAATTGATGGTATAACAGATGACCAAACTGTAGTGTTAAATGCAGAATTTACAAAACCAATTGAGGAATTCAATGGTGTATTTGGTATGCCTAATTTAAATAACTTAAAAACTATATTAAATACACAGGAATACAAGAATGATGCTGTAATTACAGTTACTCGCCAAGACAGAATTAAAGAGAAGAATGTTCCTGTTGGATTACACTTTGATAATAAAAATAATGATTTTTCAAATGATTATAGATTCATGTCAAGTGAAATGGTACAAGAACAACTTAACGTTGGTACGTTTAAGGGTGCTACTTGGGATGTAGAATTTAATCCAACTGAATTAAATATTCAGCGTCTTAAAATGCAATCTCAGATTAACCCCATTGAAACTGTATTTAAAACCAGTACAGTAGATGGGAATTTAATTTTATCATTGGGTGACCAAAGTAATCACAATGGTTCGTTTATTTTTCATTCAAATATTGGTGGTTCGTTGAGTAAATCGTGGAGTTGGCCAATCAAATCAATCATTGGTATTCTAAGTTTAGATGGTGATAAAACTATGAAGATTAGCAATAAGGGTGCCACCTTAATCGTGGTCAATAGCGGTTTAGCGACATATAATTATATTATCCCAGCACGCAAATAATATCATGGTAAGAGATTTTAAAAACCATTTATGGAGTCCTAGTATTAAATTTTATGTTGGAATTCATAAAGAGAATTCAATGGCACAAGGTTGTAAAACATTGTACGTCATTGGTGAACCAGACATTGAAGAAATATCCAGGCGTCTAACACAATACGATGGTGAAGATGAAATAACACATATTTTCTTTGGTGCTAATCATAGTTTTAAAGTTAGTACATATGAAGAAATGGAAGAGTGGACACCAACTATTCAACATTTTCTGACACTAGACCTTTGGTGTACATTAGACTTAGATATGTCACTTGTTAATTTTGTACACGAAACTGATATGTGCTCTTGGAATAGATTTATACCAATGCTATCAGTTAAAGTGCCGTATGTGAATGATTTGGGATATAACGCAATTATAAAAATTGATGATGTGGAATTCAATTACTCAAACTATGGAGTATGGACACATCAAATGCATGATTTAATGTCATACAAATCATTTACTAGTTGGGATGAATACAAAGATGATATTGTCGTTACTGAAAAAATAGATGATTAACTTAGGTGATTAACTTAAGTGATTATGAACAACCTTTCGATATCATCGAAGAATTCGAAGATGCGTTAGCAAAATACACAGGCGCAGAACACGTCGTATTGACTGATGGTTGCTCACATGCAATAGAATTATGCTTTCGATATTTACAAAGAGATGGTGACATGTTCAATATCACCATCCCGAATAGAACATACCTAAGTGTTCCAATGGTGTTTAAAATTCTAGGGATACCATTTAATATAGTGAATGATGAATGGAGTGGTGAATATAATTTTGGATTCTCTAACGTATGGGATAGTGCAAGAAAGTTAATACCCAACATGTATAGAAGTGGTCAGATGCAATGTCTTAGTTTTGGTCTCACCAAACCATTAGAGATAGGTCGTGGTGGTGCTATCTTATTAGATAATGCAGAAGCATACAGTTGGCTTAAAAGAGCAAGTTACGATGGAAGGGATTTAAGTGTAAGTCCTTGGCAAAATCAAGAACAGTTTCAAGTAGGATATCATTACATGAT